AGCATCTACCGCACTGATGAGGGCTGGTTTTCAAGTTTTGGAGGGGCGGTAACGTACCACCAAGACTTTCGAGAGGCAATGGATGCCGCGTACAGGCAGGCAACTCGTGATGGAGCGCTTAAACAAGGCGATCCAGACAGCAACAACGGGTGATCTGCAGCGAGCGGCGATGTTCTTAGAGAGGGCACGCGAAGTGAGGGCGGGTTGCACCAACCAACGCGCCCAGGCTCGTCGTGCTCAATCCACCGCTTGGAAAAAGAAAGTGGACGACTCGATTACGTGGTAAGATTGTTGTAGCATTTTGAGTCACATGGCGCAGCTTCACGGCAATAAAGCGCACTATCACGTTCTTATTGATCCGAACAGAGCTGAGCTTTTGTTTGAGAAGGCGGCTGAAGCGGATCAGCGTCCTGCGGCTTGGATAAGAGAAGCTGTGTATTCCGAACTAAAGCGGGTTTACCCAAGTACCGTTTACAACGAGGCCATGGCCAAAGATCAGGTTCAGTGGCGGTCATCTATCCGCAACCGAATCGAAGGTCGCCTCAAGCAAAAAGACGACTGACTCTCCATGCGTTTTGCTCTGAAAGCGGCTCAGCCGGAGCCGTTGTTCATTTCTGCGCTCTACACAAATTCAGGTGACGTTTGCTGGACTAGCAGCGCGGACGACGCTTGCAGCTATAGCAGCTTGGAACGTGCCAGGGACGCCGCTGATTTGTCCGGCAGGCAGCTAGAGATTATCCCTGTGCTGCATTGATTGCGTCTAGCTCACCGATGTGACCGACTGCTTGGCGCAGCATTTTTTGTTGGTGCCAGTTGGTTCGGACTAACGAGACGCACAGTGACTTAAGAGCGTCTTCGTCGGTGCAGTTCTGAACGTCTCGCACGTTCTTTTCTAATTCCAGCTCTTCCTCAAGGCTCTGGTTGACGACCATCCAGTCTGCCCAGCCCATTGTTACAGAGTGTACTTTTTGAAATAGTAAACAGCGTTTTCGTGTATGTCGATTATTCGTTGACCAAGATCACCCATCCCGTACCAGGACCTTCTGACTGCCAACGCTGGTAAAACGCTGCTTGCCTCACGCGGACATTACGTCCCAAATGCGGATTACTATGGCCGCCCTTTTCCATTTCGGGATAGCCACGAGGATCTTGCATGATCCACTCTGGATCGCTGCTTTTCTTGCCCGCGTAACCACTGATTACGCTCCAATGGCCACAGCCCAAGCCATTGCACATTGGTGGTTCGCCACGAAGCATGTTTCCGGCGTGCAACCAGCCAACCAACACTGGTCTGCCAGCTTCAATCTCAAGCTCCACCATGTCAGCATCGCCATCTTTCCGAAACTCAGCCTGCAGACCCAAGCTCCGCAACGCTGCTAGCTGAGCCTCTACCGACGTGGTGTCCCCGTATTTGGCACGAATGGCGTTGAACTCGTCATCGGTCTTGACTTTCTTGTAGTACGCGGCAACCATCGCAGCCGCTGACGAGAAACACTCGCGATACCCGGTTCCGCTTTTGTTGTCGTCTTGCCGGAAATACGGCATAAAAATTTGCTGGTCATATCCACTCTCCTTCCACGCCTGAAACCAATCAGCTTCGTGCTCCTCCAGTAGTTCCGCTGGCATTGACTCCTCAAGTTGTTTAATTGCAGCCAGCTGGTGGGGCGTGCCACGGAAAAACTGAAAAAACGGCAGTAGGGCAAGACCCATGGCCCCAAGCAGCAAGGTCACTTGGATAATGCCGGACGCCACCTATTTTTCAACTCTTGTGTCAGGGAGCAGCATTTGGCGGACATGCTTCACCGCCAAGTCGTCCAAATCGTTGTCAGTCCTTGCGACGATCTTCTCCAACATCGCCACGATCAATTCCTTAAACGCTCTTGATTTCCACGCGGTCATCAAGATCGGCTTGAGAATCAAAAGCATGGGACTGCCTTGAATAGCACTATTACGTTAATGCCTATCTGTGTGACCCTCAAGTCGCGCCACTGACCGCTCCAGTTCGTTCAATCTGGCGAAGACTTCCATATCCTTCGTCTTGATGTCGTTATGCAGAATATCCAAACGACCAGAGAGGTTATCAACAGCAGCCGTCAACCTAATTAACGAGTCTTGGCCGTTTCGGTTTTGGCGGCTAATCCCTGAAGCGCCCAAACCAGCCACTGTGATTGACGCGCCAGCAACGGCGGCCCAGACTTCAACCATGATCCGCCGCTAGCACTGGCTTCATCATGGCAGAACCCACGGACAACGATCAGAAAGAAGGCATCTCAATGGCAGATGTCGTCAAGGCTCTGGTCTTGGCTTGGAGCGCTGCACTGCTCACCGCGTCCTATCTGGGCATCTTCCCTCAGATGAAAATGGACAATACGTTCGTAGCCTCACTGCTGACTGGCGCGATGGCTTCGTTTGGCATCGAGCGTAAGTCCAATGGCAATGGAAATAAAAAGCCGACTATTGTCGATAACAAAGACACCAAAACTGGCATCAAATGAACCGCTCACTTTTGGTATTGGGCATCACCTTGGCAGCCGCTTTGCCTGCTAAAGCTGATTTAACCCACAAAATTCAAAGCTCAGTACAACTGGAGGTCGGTGGAGCGTCCACACGCGCCATACGGGTTGGCAACAGCTACAGCATCAGCGGAACTGGAGTAGACACCAGCGTGACGGCAGGTGGCTCAACCACTAGCGATGCTCTTGGTGGTCTTGGTGCAGCAACCAACGGCGTCAACGCCATCACGATTCCAGACGCAACCCAAAAGACTGCTGGCAACTCATTCAGCTTCGCGACCAGCTACACCCAAGGCGACACCGTTCCAACGTCAGCTCCAACCGTTGGTGCCGTTCCAGCCTTTGGCGATGTCACCAGTACAGCTGCAGGCGTCAACACTGGCTTGGCTGGCACCATCACTACAGCAGGCGCTGTCACGATCTCACCTGGCGGAGCCAACACAACGGCTATCGGTCAAGTCATTACTGAGCTGACAACCCGGTGAAGCGGTTAATCCTTCTGTTGCTGCTGCCTTCTCCAGCAGTCGCAGTGCCAGTCGTTCCAAACTTCAGCCAAGGCGTGGTGTCGTCTCATACTGAGTCCAAGACGATTGTCAAAGAGTCGATTGTCTCGGAGTCCTATCGCAGCGGCTTTGAATACACCGTTAGTGGTTCGGGCATCGAGCCAACAAGTGGAATTGTCAGCCCACCGATCAGCGGTAACAAGATCAACCTCTCTAGTCGTTCCAGCTGGAAACAATCAGTTCCCGGTGCTGCGTTCCAGTTCGTTGAAACGCTGAACACGCCTGGCTTGATCGAAAAAGTAATAATTGATCGCGAGACCATTACTGAAACAGTCATCGACTCCACCAGCACGTTTAGCCAATGAGAGCAACAGCCTCTGCTCTGCTGCTCAGCCTGATCTACACCGCTCCAGCAGCAGCACAAGTCAGTGCAACTGCATCACCTGTCTCAAACAGCAGTGGCTCAGTTGTTAATCAGGCTGTCCAGATCACTCCGGGGCAGTACATGAAGTATTCAGTCGGTAGTGGTATCCAGTGCGATGGTGCCACGCTCAACATCTCTCCTTTTGCGTCTACTACGCACTCTTTTGGCAATCCAAACAATCAGTATTATCAAGAGCCTGTCTACGACAACAGCGACAACTTTGGCCTAATCGACCCAGAAACAGGACTCGATGGCCCAGATGGTATTCCTGATAACCCTGGCACGGTGCTGTATTACAAGCCCCAAAGAACAGGCTACCGCCAGAACTTCAGCCATAACTTTGGCATCACAGCCACGTTTTCCGTTCCACTCGACTGGGGCCCGATCAATCTCTGCAAAGACGCTCAGCGAAAACAAGTCGCGCTGTACGAACAAGCCTTGGCTGACAAGCGGCTCAATTATGAGATGGGGCGACTCAAGGCTTGCGCTGAAGCCATAAAGGGCGGTTATGGGTTTGCCAAGGATTCGCCGTTTTTTCCCATCTGCGCTGATGTAGTCCTAAAACCCAAGCCGGTGGAAGACCATACGCACCAGATCATTTACCCAAAGCCCGCCTTAGATCGCGAATGGCTTGATTCCGGTGACGCTGAATCACCCGCCGCTGCTGTAAAGATTCCGGTTTTACCTTACGGCCAAGCTTCTGATTAACCTTCTTCACCACCTTCTTGGTCAGAGGCTTTGCCAGCTTCTGCAGCACTGACGCAATAGGTTTGGCAAAGATCGCTACAGTCGTTGCAATCGCAGCAGTCAGCGCAACCGATGCGGTTGGCCCAGCGTCAGGCACATAGTTGTTGATGACCTGTCCAATCGGCACAGGATCCCAAAGCTTTATGCACTTGCCGTCTCGCAGCTCATAACCGGCAAGAACCTTGGTTCCAAGTTTGTTAAACGATCCGATTTCTTTCGCTCCAAAAGGCGGACAAGGTGGTTTGGGTGGCAAGTCTGGGATGTCGGGATCGGCACCCGGCAGAGTGGGTTGGGAGACTTTGGCCGGGCTTAATGCACCCGGCCTTTTTATGTCTGCCTTTGGTGGTTCTACCCACGTAAAATCTCTTGGCCTGTAATCCGGTGCTTCATAAACAGGCACCGCTCCAGTGCATAACGTCACGTTGCCGCGTGGATCTTCCTCAAATGTTTCCGTTCCATTGCCAACAGCAATCCTTGCCCGCACGCAACCGGGCATATCAATAACTGGAAAGCGTGTAGACGTAACTGGCGGTGCTACTGGTAAAACAGGTGGTGGTATCGGCTGACCTACAGAGATCATTGGAACGCCGATCGCATTTACTCCGATCTCAGGAATCTCCGGCATGAAGTTAGAACGGTTTACAGCAGGTCAGCTCTGGATTGAACGCAACCGCAGACGCGAAGGTCCGCCTGTTGTTTACACCGTATTGTGCGGCAAAACTGCCAGACCATTTACCGATCCAAAAGCAATCCTCAAATGGGTGAAATGGCCAAAGGGCACGCCAACTGGTGACGCCCTACGCGAATGGTTAGCGTCCTTTGAGCAAAAACCTCAAGCACCCGCGCCAGAAGCGGACTTTGCTAAACGAATCAAGGCTGAAGGCTTCGGGCCTGAAGCTCATGACGACGATCCAACCGCCAACACTAAAATGGTGACTTGATTGGGACGGCTGGACCCGTAGTGGTCGGCAGCTCAGGCAGTGCCTCATCAATCTGACCGGGCAGCATTTCCGTGACGTTGCCAGTCACACTTTCCAGCATCTTGCCCGTATAACCCTCAATAATTGATGGCAGCTTGCTGTAGAGCACTGCCGTTCCAGTAATCATGCCTGCTGACATCACAAAAGATGCGACAGACATCACGTTAAAAAGCTTTTGCATAATGGCTCTGGGTAAAACAAAAGGCCCCCTTTCGGGAGCCCTTTGCCGACCTGTGTGAAGTCCTCTGAGTTATAGCTCAGAAGCTGTACTTAGCGCCAAGCTTCGTACCAATCGAAAGCTCATCGCCCGTGATGCCGCTCAGCTCTCCGTAAATAGAGACCTTTTCGGATGCTTGGACTGAACCGCCGAACTTGCCAGCAAACTCAACCTCGTTCTCAGCACCGTTAGGCATCACAATCGCAGGACCGCCCTGGATGTAATAGCTGTAGGCACCTGAAGAGCCCTCAAAACCCACATCCAGATTGAGCGTTCCACCCAGATAATCGTCGCCGTAGGAACCGCCGTTGAACTCAGGGTTTACATAAACGTCTGCGAGAGCA